ACGTCCTCTTCCGTAGGAATTGCAAAACCAAAGCGCTTCTCGAAAGCTTCATAAAAGCCTTTTGTTGGGAATTCTTTTGGAAAGTTACTAGATAAGCTATACCCATCCATAGATTGCTCATTTGCCGAAAATTCCTGCGAACCATTTTTTACATCAACCGACCAGCGCACACCAAAATCACCGCAGCTAGTATCGTCATACCTCCCTATCCAGTTGCCAAACTGGAATTCATAACAAGGCTGATAATATCCGCCCCCATTATTCGACTTACTCTCATCATAAAAGGGATTGGTTTGTTCCTTTTTTATAATCTTTAATTCTTCCATCTCTCCTCCTTACTGTGCTATACTGTCCTTATCTTAACGAAAGGAGGTATAACCAAATGATTGTAAACCTTAATTGGGGAAAGGATGACTTTACTCGTCTTGATGATGTAAAATCCATTCTCTGCCGCACAGGGAATGATGGTATTATTGAATTTACATCCGCTGACAATTTTTTCCTTTGTCCCGATTTTTCTTATCTCTTTACTTATAATGAAACTGATAGACTTACAGTTTCAGGCCAATCAATTAGAAGCATTGAGATAATACCCTAAGCCTTAAAGCAGAGAGTACAGTTAACGCTGTGCTCTTTCTCTAATTCCTCAGCCTTTTCAATCCATTCTTTCATCTGTTTTTTTGCAGTTTCAACTGAATTTCGTCCAGCATTGTGTGGTAACGATATTTCAATCTTTACATCTGTTTTCTTCTCTTCCATCTCTTCTCCTAACTTCTATACCTTTTAACTGCTGCCTTGGTTTCTTTGTATGTTTTCATGTATATCGCCTCCTCCCTTACGCTATTTCCAGCGTTGTCTCTTTTTCTTCCTTAGCTTTCTTCTGCATCTCTTCCTTTAAGTCAACTATCGCCTCTCCATATCCTAGGAGTTTAGCTTTCTGTACATCTGACATCTTCGGAAGAGCTTCAAGCATTACCGTTATTATCTTTACTTCACTTTCTTTCACACTAATCACCTCTTTTCTGTTCTTTCTATCATCGTCTTTGTTCCTTATGCGAACATTGTAAATCTTCTAAAGAACTTTGTCAATACTTTTTTGTTCTTTTTATGAACTTTTTTCTTGACTTTTGTTTTTATCCGTTGTATTATGTTGATGAAGGGAGGTGCTACAGTGAACGAAAGAGTTAAGCAGTTAAGGAAAACATTAGATTTGACAATGGAAAAATTTGGTGACCGCCTGGGAGTTAAGAAAAATAGTATTTCCCAAATTGAAAGTGGTAAAAACTCTCTAACCGAGCAGATGATTAAGTCAATATGCAGGGAATTCGATGTAGATGAAGAGTGGTTGAGAAACGGTACAGGCTCAATGTTTATTGAGCGTACCCGTGATGAGGAGATTGCTAAATTTATAGGAACTATTCAGAGTGTTGATGATGATTCCTTTATGAAAAAGTTCATATCAATGCTTGCGAAACTTGACGAATCAGAATGGAAGCTTTTAGAAAAAATGGCATTAAAACTTACTAAAGAAAATGAAGAGGACCAAGTTAGTCCTTAGCCCTCTTCTCCATGATTGCTTTCACATATGCGTAGATGATTTTTAGCCTTCTAACATCTGCCTTCTGAAGCATTTCAATAATACATTTTTTGTAGTCCATTTTGTAAACCTCCGTACTTATGTTCTGGGAATACTTTGATTATACCAAACATTTGTTCGTTTTTCAAGAATGAAATAGGCTCGATACATATTAGAATAATAAAGAAAAGTGAAATTCGGAGGTAAATTTTAACTTAGGGAGGGATTATGGATATTTTAGGTGTGGTATTGGCTATTTTTACAGGTCCTTTTGGTGGCTACCGATTCTATAGACGGCAATACTTTTTGGGGATAATTTATTTGTTTACCGCTGGTCTATGTGGTATTGGTTGGATTATAGATATTATTTCATCTCTTCAATACAACCCAAATAATCAACACCAAAATAACCTTGTACAACCTAATGATTTTGATGGATATACTGAAGTAGTGCGAATGCATACTAGAGTTGTAGGTTCATCGTATCCTTGTATAAGGCTTCGGGATTATTCCCGCCAAGATATTTTGCATGGTCTTTCGATGCCTTTTAGAAAAGACCGACTAAATATTGAATATTCAGAATATGACGGAGAGCCTGCCTATTTAGTAGTTAGAGATGATGGAGTAGACATCGGATATCTAAAAAAAGAACTATCAGCAAAATTGGCAAAGAAGTATCCTGGCTGTCCGCTCAAGGTAACTAAATGGGTGGTAACAGGTGGCGATGGCCGTTACTATGGCTGTAATATTGAATTTGTAGTTTTATCTAAATAAAAAGTGGGCTGTCACCTACCTAAGTAAGGACAACCCGAATTAACAAAGCATGTATAGTATAGCACAATATATTAAGCTGTTCAAGAACTAAAATAGATAAAGCTATAGAGGCATATCATAACAGCAACATTGATGTACAGGAACATTTTGCCATTGTTGGCAAAACGATACCTTTGCTTCAATACGTGAGGCTCTTAATCTTATAATTTTGTTGACGTCAACAAAATTGTATTGTCGGTAAGTATGGAAAGTTTTTAGGTAAATTTTTGTGGCATACGTTATGAAGGGAATAGAATATGGAAGAATTAAAGGATTACAGTCAGAATATATTTGAAAGTATAAAGCATATAAATGAGTATGGTCAGGAATTTTGGTATGCAAGGGAATTGCAGACGGTTTTAGAATATACAGAATGGCGAAATTTCAATATCATAATAGATAAGGCAAAAGAGGCTTGTAAAGCTTCTGGAATGCCTATAAATGACTATTTTGTTGACGTCAACAAAATAGTACATCTTGGTGTTGCCGACAGAAAAATACAAGATATTGTGTTATCACGCTATGCCTGTTATCTCATAGTTATGAATGGAGACCCGCGAAAAGAAGTCATAGCTTTAGGGCAGACTTACTTTGCAATAAAGACTAGGGAACAGGAATTAGCTGAGAATTTTAACAGTCTGACCGAAGATGAAAAAAGACTTTCTACCAGAAGTGAACTTACAAAGCACAATAAATCTCTTGCAGAAGCAGCACAAAACGCAGGAATTACTACTTCTTTAGACTATGCCATCTTCCAAAATATGGGCTATCAGGGCTTGTATGGAGGCTTAACTGCAAAAGATATCCATCAGAGAAAAGGACTTAAGAAGTCACAGCAGATATTAGACCACATGGGCAGTACTGAACTTGCTGCCAATCTTTTCAGGGCTACGCAGACAGATGAGAAGCTTAGGAAAGAAAATATCACAGATAAAGGATTGGCAAATCAAACCCATTATGATGTTGGTAGTGAAGTTAGACAGACTATAAAAAGATTAGGTGGAACTATGCCAGAGAATCTACCAACGCCTGATAAAAGTATTAAGAAAATTGAAAAAGAACAGCAAAAGAAAATTGCCAAGGCTGATAATCCTCAGACCAATGAAATAGAGGCAATCAAACAGGGCGAAGAGGATTATAAAAACGGTGATATTTGTTGATAACAACAAAATTGCCGATAGTGGTTGTAAACCATTAGTTGACAACCATTCAACTGTAAACCATCAGTTGACAGTTCAATAAGAAGGATTGAGCATAATTATGATATAACACTTACTCAAAAAACAAAGAGCCGCCAGTGCGGGAACACTGAGCGACTCAAAGGCTTATCGTAAATAACGCAACTATATTATACCATAAGCCTTTAAGTTTGTGTAGGCTTATTTTTTATGCTCTTTTTTAAAGAAAGTAGGTATAATATGGCAAAAGCTAAGTACAAAAGACAGGCTAATGGATATTTTCAAGCCTTTGTGTGGGATGGAACATATAGGAATGGCACTAAACACTACGTTACTTTACGCTCAAAAGTAAGTAGTGCAGCACTCGAAAAACTCGTCATAGAACATAACAACAAACTTAGAGAGCGTGAATATATACAATGCTCTCACTTTACCTTTTTAGAATATGCAAATCAATGGTTGGAACTTTACAAATCAAGAACGGCTATAAATACTATAGCAATGTATAAAAATATCATAAATACACATCTGTCTTGTATAAACTGCGGTATATCAGATGTCAACAGAAGGCACTATTTTTATATGATAAATAACATAAAAGGCGACCGCACAAGACAGCAGGCCGCCATGACATTTAAGCAGATTATTAAAAGTGCTGTCAGGGATAGGCTTCTTCCTGCATCTCTTATATCAGATATATTTGACGATATCTCGGCAAAAGTAAAATATGTGGCTCCTAAAAAGAGGGCACTTACAGAGGCAGAAAAGTCTGCAGTTTTTACTGCGGACTTTAAGCCACACGATAAAGCCTTTGTATATATTCTATACGGATGTGGCCTTAGACGAGCAGAGGCTTTAGCACTTACCAAGTCGGATATAAACCTTGATACGCACGAGCTAACGGTGAATAAGGCATTGGCTTTTACTGACACTGAGACCTTTGTTAAAACACCTAAGACAGTGCATGGACACCGTACAGTTCCAATACCTGATAAGATATATGACTTTATAGCTGAATACATTGCCTCTATAGATACGGATATACTTTTCCCTTCCGGACACAAGTCATATATAACCAAGTCGATGTACACGAGGAAGTGGGCAAGGATTATTAAAGCTATGCAGAATGTTAGTCAAGAACCTATTGATGGGCTTACAGCACATATATTCAGACATAATTACTGTGCAAGCCTCTGTTACATGATTCCGGAGATATCTATACCTAAGATAGCAAGGCTCTTAGGCGATACTGACAAGATGGTAATAGAGGTCTATAACCACGTCATTGATGAAAAAGAGCAACCACAAGATATAGTGGGTAAGGCCTTAGATTTTTAATCTCGTCATGACATAGGAATGACATATTGATATGAAAATGACATATTCATTTTTTACTATTTTCGTCAAAATCAGGGCATAAAGCAAAAATAAGAAAAAGGCTCAAACCCTTGAAACTACCGAGTTTAAGCCATTTTTATCTTCTGAGACATGGGGGAATCGAACCCCCGACACCTTGATTAAAAGTCATTCCGAAAACACTTGCTAAATAGCTTATTTACTGCGTTTCTTATAAAAAAATGATATGAAAATGATATATTATTTTTTTATGCTGATTTTAGTCTATCTATATATAGTGTCCGCATCATGTCTAAAGGCAGCCAGCATCTACTGGTTGCCTTCCTCAAGGTCTTTTCTAGCTTTAGTGGTCGGATACAAGCGTTATTGCCTGTATCTGACCTATATCTTATTTAAGTAGCTTATTCACTACCGCCTGCACTTCCGCAGGCACGTATCCAGCTTTGATTAGTTTTTCCTTTCTTTCGGGGTTATTGCCCCATTTCCCGGCTATAATCTCGCTAGCCACCTCTTCAATGCTTTTTTTAGCCTTGCCTGCTACCTTATCAGGCTTTGGCTTTGCTGATGGCTTAGCAGTAGGCTTTTCACCCTCTCTTGGGTAGCCTTCTGTAACTATAACAGTATGACCCTTAGTCATAGTTACAAGGATATCCCCTGCACAAAGTTTAGTGTCGTTAGCTACTACGACGGCTTTATTAAATGCCCCTGTCTTTTCTAATACAGCAACCTCACTTGAAGTATTGAAGTCGCCTACATTTATACCTGCCTGAACACAGCAAGCTCTTACAAGGGAACTACAATCTGCATTGGTCTTAGCCTTAATTTTTGCTATACTGCCATATATCTTAAGATTGTTGAGAACTCCATATCTATCAGACTGGCTATACCCTATGTTATCGTTATCACACCCTTCACGCATTGCCTGCGCCAACTTATTGGCAACTGCTGCCTCTTTAGGCCTTAGTAGATACCATCCTAATCGATGCCTATAATAAGGCTCTGTGGCTACCTCTTTACAGGTTTGGTCGCCAGCTTTGCCCTGGCTGGCATTCCCACGCTCATCTATCCTTGCTGAACCTATAATAACCATCTATTCGCCCTCCTTCTTGTTAGTTTCCTTTTCATCTTCTTTTCTCTTTAATATGTCTATAGCTTTTATAATTGCTTTTGGTACAGGTATGCCCATAAGCCCTGCGTTTTCTATAATTGAAATACTTTCATTGACTATATATGCAATTACGACAGCATCCCTGATAAAATTTGTGTGCATTACTAAATCCAATCTGCAAGCGATTAGCACGATTAAAAGTGTCATACCTTTTCTGAATAACCCCTTAAACCCCGCCCTACTCTCCAAGGCACCTGTTTCTGTCTTAGGACTTTTCTTGAATACTGCTGCCACTATAAGACCGCTAATGTAGTCAATCGCCATAAATATAAGTAATGTCACCATCGCCGTATCCCATCCTCCAAATAGTGAAGCGATGGAAGCTCCTAATATCCCTATCACCGCTTTTATAACATTTAATTCCATTTAACACCTCCACTTTTTAATAAAAATATCCCATATCACCTTAAGCGATATGGGATATAGACTACTGCCTATTTAGGCATTGCCCTTTGGTTCTTCTTCTGTTGCAAGTTCAGGATGCCCAAGTTCTTCAAGTCTAGCCTTTACTTTTGGCTTTAAAAATGACAATACATCTTTAAACTTTTTAAGCTCTGATACAACAAGAAATGTATAAAAGTCTACCATGTCGCCACCTCCCTTCATAAAATTTTTTATAATAACGCATATATCATGCATTATTTGACATACTAGCTTCATAGAATTCGGCGAGTGCAAGCGCCGTCTCGTTAAGGTGTGTCTTAAGTGCCTGATTCTCATCAGACAACTTGGATATTGCCGTCTTATTCTCCTCATCTTTTCTATTCAACTCCTCTTTAAGCTCTTCTATTGTCTTATTTTTTTCGCTTAGCTGAGCTTCTAGCTCGATAATTTGAGCGTTCAGGCTTTCTGTACGCTCTTGAAATTCAGTTACAAATCCTTTCATTGCTGACCTCCTTAGATTGCTTTATAAACTGCTATAGCTGCATAACCATCTCCGTTTTCCGTGAATGTTGCGGTTGGAACTGCTATCGCGTTACAATTTTCTTTAACAACATAGCTTGGTTTTATGCCTGCACTATTTGAAACTTTACTCAATTCATTATTTATTAGCAAGTTAGTACTTCCACTACCTCTATATGAGCCAAGTGCACATAATATAATTGTATTCGGTGTGTTACAAAAACGATCTAAAACAGTTACACCGTCTTCTTTTTCATTAGCCGTAAGCAGGAATTTAGAATTGTCACTTGTCACAGTGTCAAACACTTTTTTGATATAATCTTCATTATTGTTAACTGCTTTGATAACCGCTTTTGTTGTATTGTAACCGGATTTACAAATGCCTGCTATCGCTGTTGAGGAGTTCACCACAGCCGTCATTGCCGTTGAAGAGTTCGCCACGGCAGTCATTGCCGTTGAGGAGTTCACCACAGCCGTCATTGCCGTTGAAGAGTTCACCACAGCAGTCATCGCCGTTGAAGAGTTCGCCACAGCAGTCATTGCCGTTGAAGAGTTCACCACAGCCGTCATTGCCGTTGAAGAGTTCACCACGGCAGTCATTGCCGTTGAAGAGTTAGCCACAGCCGTCATTGCCGTTGAAGAGTTCACCACAGCAGTCATCGCTGTAAGAGCAGCTAAAGTCTGAACATTTTTAATACCGTAAATGCTTGCAAATGCTAGTCCCATCTGATTTTCCTTTATAAAATACTCCAAGGTCTCGCTATTTATCGTTAAATCATTCATAGATAACCCCACGCACTCGTACAAGCTATGCAGCCTGTCTTTATTTTGAAACACATGTGACTTCTCACCGTACATCTTATAGTCTGCAAGGTCAAGTCTTTTATCCAAGGGTATCTCCATAAAGTCACTATTAATCAGCATAGGAATCGCTTCAATCTGCATACTAATTTACCTCCGTAGTTATTATTTTTTTACCTTCAAAAACCATTTTAAAGGTCTTTGAAGTGCCGTTCTTATACGCGTGTTTTTCAAGGATTGACTTATCAGACTTATTAAAGGTTGTAGTAATTACCTCAAGGCTGTTCTCTGTAATGATAGAGCCGTCAGCATTGAAGGTTGTAGTACTTGCTCCGTTGCTGTCGGCTATATCTTTTATTGCCTTGGCTAGGGCCTTGTTGAGTTCAGTCTGTTCTGAGGATACTTGCTTTTTAAAGTCTGCAAGCTGTTTATCAACATCACTTTTGAATGCCACTGCTGCATCCGAATATTTAAGGCTTATTTCAAGGTCATTACTGATTGATACAATATAGTTCTGTATTATCTGGGCGGTTTCTTTTCCTGTGAAAGCAGGCAAGAAGTCGCCATGTTCTCCACCAGTTACCGCAACACTTAATAGAGTGTTTTCTGAATCGCCTTCTATTTTGGCAAAAAGTCCTATTTCATTGATGTTATATCCTTCAGTAACCACAGCTTCTTTGGTGACTGGATCCTGATTGCCTATAACAGCAGTAACCTTAATACTATTAGGATTCTCTTTTCTAACTTCTGATATCTTGTAGAAGTTTTTGCTTGCTTTAAGGCTTGTAAATTTCCTAAGAATTTCCGGTCTCTTTTCTAATTCACTATACACACCGTTTCCAGTTGCAATAGCAACGAAGGTGATAACTCCCTCGCCCGCCTGAGAGCGGTTAAGCAGTTCTACCCCCTTTTCTGTAGTGACTGCTTTTTGAAATGGCATTGGCATATTGTTTTACCTCCTATTCAATATCAGGGGCTTCATAATACCCATAGGTATATGAGCCGTATTTGTACGATGTTTCTATATTCCTAATACTCTCAACTGCTTCAAGAATACTTCTTGCATTTTTAACATTTCGTATCATTTCGTTAAACTTCTCAATATTAGTATCATCTATAGTTGCGTTTGTGATGACTTTAAACCTAAACGGTTTTCCACCGTATTCGTACCATTCAACTATTTTCCCCTGCCCAAAGACAACCGTTACCATCTCTTCAATGGCATTAGGTGTTCCTACTTTCATATACCATTTGAGTGCATTCTTTATGAGATCTCTTTTAATTTCGATAGGGAATTCAGTATTGTAGAACTGTGTTTTAAGTTCTGCTGCCAGTATATCCAAAACCTCTCTGTCCAATTCATCTGTTTTGGAATACAAGCTAATTCGATTACATAAACTCAGCACCTTTTTAGCCTGTACATTTAACGCGGCTCCAATAGCCTGTATTTCAGGCTTTTGTTTTAAGTGCGATGGCAGCATATATATTATGTTGCTGTTTTCAATATCAATCATCCTCAAGCCCTCCATATATGGCATTAATGCTCTTTACTACAGGAATAGACTCTACGGGCGTGATGGTATAGACAGGCGTAACTATATCTACTCTTTTTATGCCTGTTTCCATGAGTTTACTCGTAAGATATGATGGGTTAATATCTCTGCCTATCTTCTCTGTCTGCCATAAGTTAAATGTTCGTATGGCTGTATCCACATCTGACTTGATTTTATCCACCAATGCCTTTTTATCCGAACTAATGTAATATGTAAGCCTTACATTATATTCTAGTTTTTCAGGAGCTTTTACCTGTATTCTGTCTGTAAGCGGTTTCCTGTTCCCGTCTTCCAGATATTCTTTTACTCTGTTAAGCAATCCCTCTTCAGGCAGTCCGCCACCTTTTTTTGATATTATTAGTTCAACCGTTGCATCTTCTTTAGATTTTACAATCACATCCTCAACATCTTTATCAGCCTGCTTGGCAAAGTATTTATAAGCTCCCTCACTACCTGTAGTTGAATAGATTTCAGATACATCAAGATAACGCTCAGAAAGCTCCTCATCGCTTTCATCTTCACGACCTCCTGAGGTTATCTTCATATTTCTTACTGCTGACACATAAGGCATTGGATTGATTATGATGTTTATCTCTCCTTCGCCTATACCATTACCCTTTATTCCTTTTTCCGTGCATAATGCATCAACATCCTCAAATGTTTCCCCTGGCTTAATTTCTGCATACTGCTCTGTTTCAAAGAAAATATTATTACCATTTGTGACTCTTGTCCCCTTAGGAATTGACAGCGCAAAGTCAAGAGGTGAACTAATTTCAAATCTCATTACTGTTTTAGCTTTTTCTGCTTCTTTTCGGATAAGCCCCTTAAATGCGACAAGATTATCTAAATATTTCCCTCTGGAATACTTGGTAAGATTCATCTTCCCTGCATTATCAGCGTATTGCATTAGCTGATATATCTGCAATGCTGCGGCATTTATAATCATCATATAAGGGCTTGCCTCGGACAAGTACGCTTCTTTCCCTGTTATCCTTTTATATTCAGATTTAAAATCATTGATCAGATCAGCTTTTACATCTTCAATGGTTACGCCGTCAATGAAATCTATATCAGGCAATTCATCAATCTTCCTCATCGTTTGCCTCCCTTTTCTTAAAGTAAACTTTAGGTATCATCCTGCCTTCGCCGTTATATTCAAACTCGATATCCTCAACTTCCACGCGAGGCTCATATTTATCAATTTTTTCTATTATTTCCAGAGCAATTAGGTTTTCAGCCTCTTCTGTAGGCGCATCCATTATTTCCCTTGTCTCTATACCAAAATTTCTATCCAGCCCCTGTTCTCCTGCGATAGTTGACAGCAAGTTGGATACGCATTCGTTTATATCGTTGAGCTCTTCTTCACTAAAGCTTTCTGAGTCAAGTTCATTTATAAAATCCATACTGCCTCCTATCTATACTCTTGTAAGTTTAGCTCTACCTTTGCCTGGATTAATTCTCCCTTTGATAGAATTACATCCCAAGTCTCACTTACCTCGGTTATTATCCACTTGCTTTTGCTTACAGGCTTACCGCCTATTACAAAAGTAAAATGCTCCCCTTTTTCTACAGCCTTTACAATGCGCTCCAAGGTTTTCCTAGGCTTTATCCCCAGTGTTGAAGACAGTAATATGGATAAGGACACCTCTTGAAGACCTGCGCCTAAAAATTCAGATTTGGGCTTTCCCTTTATAACTTCGTGCTTTGCCCATCTACCGCTTGCCTTTCTTGACATATCTTTGAACGTAAAAACTTTTTTAGAGCTTACTTCAAACGTGATTAATTTCCCAAGATTGCCTATTTTTGCCATTGGTTACCTCCTATGCCTTATCTTCAAGAGCTTTAATCCGTTTATCATAGTCGGACAGCTTTTTTAGAATCTCAGAAAGTGTAATAGTACCTTTTGCACATTTGAGGATAACCTCCTTAGCTTCAAGTGTTATTCCCTCACACTTTAGCAAGTACTCGCCTTCTGAACATTCCACATATGCCTTGCCGTCAATCTCCTTTGTGTATTTTTCTCCACCCGAGTAGTCATCATCAAAGTAAGTACCTAGGCAAAACCCTTTACTGCTGCCATTTGCTAAATGCAACGTGACTACGGTATCCCCCACATCAGGCATTGACTGTTCTTTATTCATAGACATCATTGGAAGCGGGAGCGATGAGCTTTCTGAATCTTCGTAATATACTTTTACCTTCCCATTTTCTGGGTATACATTGGTTACTGTTCCTATTCTTATCATCTCGTGGACTCCATGCAAAAAGGCAGCCATA